GAGAGTGCGAAAACTGAAGAAATACAAGCCCACCGAGTTCATGGCGAAGACATCTCACTACGATAAGGAAGCCGCCGACTACGCCGTCATGTTCATCGAGTCGCTCTGCCACACCAAAGGTACATGGGCGGGTAAGCCCTTTGAACTGATCGACTGGCAGGAGCAGATCATACGGGACATATTCGGAATTCTGAAACCGAACGGCTATCGGCAGTTCAACACGGCGTATATCGAGATACCGAAGAAACAAGGCAAGTCGGAGCTTGCCGCGGCGGTGGCGCTCCTGCTCCTCTGCGGTGACGGCGAGGAACGCGCCGAGGTGTACGGATGCGCCGCAGACCGCAACCAGGCAAAGATCGTATTTGATGTCGCTGTGGATATGGTGCGTTTCTGTCCGGCTCTCACAAAACGGGTGAAGATACTGGAATCGCAGAAGAAGCTCGTGTATAAGCCGACCAATTCATCCTATCAGGTGCTTTCGGCGGACGTGGCGAACAAGCACGGTTTCAACACGCACGGCGTTATTTTCGATGAGCTGCATACCCAGCCCAACAGAAAGCTTTTTGACGTCATGCTCCAGGGTTCCGGCGATGCGAGGATGCAGCCGCTTTATTTCCTGATCACCACGGCGGGCAACGATACGAATTCCATCTGCTACGAGGTGCATCAGAAAGCCCTGGACATACAGGCGGGACGGAAGGTCGATCCGACATTCTATTCCGTCATATACGGCGCGGCGGAGGACGAGGACTGGACGGACCCGGCGGTCTGGAAGAAAGCCAATCCCTCCCTTGGCATCACGGTCGGCATTGATAAGGTGAAAGCCGCCTGTGATTCCGCAAAGCAGAATCCCGGCGAGGAGAACGCTTTCCGTCAACTGCGTCTGAACCAATGGGTGAAGCAGTCGGTCAGATGGATGCCGATGGACAAGTGGGACGCCTGCGCGTTCCCCGTTTCCGAGGACGATCTGGAAGGCCGAATCTGCTATGGCGGGCTTGACCTTTCAAGCACCACGGACATCACGGCGTTCGTGCTGGTGTTCCCTCCGCAGGACGAGGGGGACAAATACAGTATCCTTCCATATTTTTGGGTGCCGGAGGAGACGCTCGACCTTCGTGTGAAGCGAGACCATGTTCCCTACGACCTTTGGGAGCGGCAGGGGCTTCTCATGACCACGGAGGGGAACGTGGTGCATTACGGCTACATCGAAAAGTTCATCGAACGGCTCGGTGAGCGTTTCAACATCCGTGAGATCGCCTTCGACCGATGGGGTGCGATACAGATGGTGCAGAACCTTGAGGGCATGGGCTTCACGGTCGTTCCGTTCGGACAGGGCTTCAAGGATATGTCCCCGCCGACCAAGGAACTGATGAAGCTGACCTTGGAGGAGAAAATCGCGCACAGCGGTCATCCCGTCCTGCGCTGGATGATGGACAACATCTATATCCGCACCGATCCCGCCGGAAACATCAAGGCAGACAAGGAAAAATCGACAGAGAAGATCGATGGCGCGATTGCGACCATCATGGGGCTTGACCGTGCCATCCGCTGCGGGAACGACACGGGCGAAAGCGTATACGACACCAGAGGGCTTCTGGTGTTTTGAGGAAGGAGCGTGATGAGAAATGAGTATATTTTCGGGGCTGTTCAAATCGAGGGACAAGCCTGAGAACAGGACGCCGGGCAGCAGCTACGCATTCTACCTGGGCGGTTCTTCCTCCGGCAAGCTGGTGACCGAGCGGAGCGCGATGCAGATGACAGCGGTTTACGCCTGTGTGCGTATCCTGTCTGAAGCCATCGCGGGACTGCCGCTCCATATGTACCGCTACAAGGAGGACGGCGGTAAGGAGAAAGCCATCGACCATCCGTTATACCTTCTGCTCCATGACGAGCCTAATCCGGAGATGAGTTCATTCGTGTTCAGGGAAACGCTGATGACTCATCTTTTGTTATGGGGCAACGCCTATGCGCAGATCATCAGGAACGGCAAGGGGCAGGTCGTAGCTCTGTATCCGCTGATGCCGAACAAGATGACCGTCAACCGCGATGCGAACGGACAGCTTTATTACCAGTACCAGCGTTCATCCGATGAAGCGCACACCATGAAGGGCGATTCGGTGATCCTCCGTCCGTCCGATGTGCTGCATATTCCGGGGTTGGGTTTTGACGGGCTTGTGGGGTACTCGCCGATTGCGATGGCGAAGAACGCCATAGGGCTTGCGATAGCGACCGAGGAGTACGGCAGCAAATTCTTCGCAAACGGCGCGGCTCCGAGCGGCGTGTTGGAGCATCCCGGCACGATAAAGGACCCGTCCCGCGTAAGGGAAAGCTGGCAGCAGACCTTCGGCGGCTCGGCGAACAGCAACAAGATAGCGGTGCTGGAAGAGGGCATGAAATACACGCCTATTTCCATATCGCCGGAGCAGGCGCAGTTCCTCGAAACGCGCAAGTTCCAGATAAACGAAATAGCGAGGATTTTCCGGGTGCCTCCGCACATGGTGGGCGATCTGGAAAAGAGCAGCTTCTCCAACATCGAGCAACAGAGCCTTGAGTTCGTGAAGTACACGCTCGATCCCTGGGTGGTCAGATGGGAGCAGTCGATACAGAGGACGCTCCTTGCTCCCGATGAGAAAAAGACCTACTTCGTGAAATTCAATGTGGAAGGTCTGCTCCGTGGAGACTACGCCAGCCGCATGAACGGATACGCCACGGCAAGGCAGAACGGATGGATGAGCGCAAACGACATCCGTGAACTGGAGAACCTCGACCGTATCCCCGCAGAGGACGGCGGCGATCTCTACCTCGTAAACGGCAATATGCTCCCGCTGTCACAGGCGGGCGCTTTTTATGTAGAGTAAGTGATTATGTAGAGTTCAATGGATTCACCCCTTTCAAACCCATGTAACTCGCGATGTTTTTTATTTGGGCACCAAGTCAACTGAACATTATTTTTGTATACTTCTGTTCAGGAGGTGATTGCTTTTGAACAGCAATCTTGATTTCTTGGTGCTCATGAAAAAGGCAAGAGACCACATGGAGGAAAATAATTATACCTACACATCAGTCACTTGCTACATGAGAACATGGCGCAGCGTGTATTGCTTCGGGCTCAGCAAGGGGATCACACACTACAGCGCAGCGCTGGCGGAGCAATATATGCTCGAAAGGTATCATGTGTCGATTGGTGAGAACGAGATAAACCATGAAGCATTAAGCCCGTATATGGCTCAGAAAGTCCGGGCGCTGAGAGCCTTGACGGATTTCATGCTTCATGGCTACGTTCCCAAACTGACACGCGGGGAACAGGTAGTATGGCCCGCCGAATACGAAGAGCCTTGCACAGGGTATCTGGCGTACCATGAATCTCTCGGCTATGCCGAACAGACCCACAGAAAACGTGAACTTGATGTATATCATTTTGCATGCTTTCTACATACCAGGAAGGTGGCGCTCAAGGATCTGCAGGCTGTCGATATCTATGAGTACTTCAAAACTCTGTGCTACTACAGTAAGCCGAGCCTGGTGAACATTCGCGCTTCTCTCGTACATTGTCTGAAATACTTTTACAGGGAGGGGACTATTGCCGACGATCTGTCAAAAGACGTTCCCCGAATCCACTACTATGCAAAGGCGAAAATCGATAAGGTTTGGAGCGAAGACGAAATTGAGCTTATGCTTAACTCCATAGATCGCGCTAATCCCTTGGGAAAGCGTGACTATGCAATTATGGCAATAGCGGCCAATCTCGGCTTGCGGACAGGCGATATTGTTTCGCTGAGCATCGAAAATTTCAATTGGAATCAGGGCACAATCAATATCACACAGCAAAAGACGAAAGAGCCTCTCAGTCTTCCGATTTCCGAACAGATCGGCAAGGCAGTCATTGATTATTGGATGAACGGACGTCCCATAACAACGGCACCGGAGTTGTTTGTGGAACATACTCTTCCATTTCAGCGGCTGAAAAAAAATATGCTCTACCACATCTTCAATAAGTACTATGCTCATAGTGGGATTACTGTGCCGGAAATCAGGCAGCATGGTCTGCACTCATTCCGTCATAGCCTTGCCAGCAGGTTATTGGAGAAGGATACGCCGGTAAATGTGATCAGCAACATTCTCGGCCATGTAAACTCGGATTCAGTTAAATCCTATCTACAGATTGACGTTGAGAAATTGCGTCAGTGCTCACTGGAGGTGCCTGAATATGAGTGAGATGCCGAGAAAGCCTATCATGATCTCTGAACTGGAGCATTATTTCCAGGACTTCGTTGAATTCAAACGTTCTACCGGTTTGAAATACATCAGCGAAGTAAAGGTACTGAAATATTTTGCTCGATACTGCCGTGAAAAATATCAGGACGATATTATTCCGGAGCACGCCATTTTCGAGTGGGTACATGCGAATGACAATCGCAGCCAGAAAACGAAGTCAACCACTGCCGGGATAATGGGTGAATGGGCGAAATATATGTTCTCGCTGGGCTATATGCAAATGCGGATACCGGATATCCGGTGCCCTCGCAATACAGCCTTTGTGCCTCATATATTTACTGCTTCCGAAATGGAATCAATATGGAGAACCGTTGACAACATTAAACCAGTCAAACAGTATCCCAATCTCCATAGGTGCATTCCTGTGCTGTTCAGGCTTTTGTACAGCTGTGGGCCTCGGATTTCCGAAGCCTTGGCAATCACAAAAGAGAATATTGATTTTGGCAGGAATATCATTACCCTGAGAAAGACAAAACTTGACAAGGATCGTTGGCTCCCGATGTGCGATTCCATGGCGAATTCATTAAGAAAATACTTGGAGGGAATGCCGGAATACAAATCAACTGATGCTCCTATCTTCTATTATCGATATGGCGAAACGCTGACTGCTGGCTCTGTGTATGGGCGGTTTCGTATGACTTTGCAGCAGAGTGGTATACCATATGAAGGAAAGTTGCGCGGCCCCAGGCTGCATGATTTTCGTCATACTTTTGCGGTTACGGCGATGAATCATCTTAGCGACGAGGGATATGATCTGTATGTTTCTCTACCAATTCTTTCGGCCTACCTTGGCCATGCAGGTATTCAGAGTACGGAGAGATATGTACGGCTTACCGAGGATAGGCTGTCCACGGTAACTGACAGCATACAGTTGAATCTCCCTAATATCTTTCCGGAGGTAAAAGAAGATGAAGAGATCTAATTCTGAAACGTTCGGCCAATATCTGAACAAATATCTTTCCGTATATTTGCCTGGTCACAGAGGGCTCTCTGTAAATAGTATCATGTCATACAGAGATACGTTTTCACTGCTCATTGCGTTTCTGAAAACAGAAAAGCAGCTTGTCCCGGAGCGGCTTCCAATGTCATTTTTGACAAAGGAGCTGATTGTTGAATTCGCTGATTGGCTCGAAAATGAACGTGGCAGCAGCCTTTCCTCGCGTAACCAGCGATTCGTAGTGATTCGTAGCTTTTGTCGCTGGCTCTCAACGGAAAACCCAGAATACCTTAAGCTGTCAGAAGACGTTTACGCCGTTAAAATGAAGAAAA